GGGCTGCTGCGGGGCCGTAGACACGGCGGTAGGCGTCGGCAGCCTCCTCCTCATCCATGGCTCCCAGGACCACCTTGTCCTCGTCAAAAACGCCGCCGGGGGAGTGCTCTACGATGTAGGCAATCTGCCCGTCGCCTCCCAGGTAGAGCACATCCACCGGCTCCCCATCGGCGCCAACGGTGCCGGGGATCTCCCCGTAGGCACAGGGCATCCGTACAGCCCACGCCTTGCCGTCAGGACCGAGCCCGCTGCGGATTTCGCCGGGAAGCACCTCCAGATGGAGCGGGATGGTTTCGCTGTCGGTCGTAGCGGTCGGCACTGCACTTGCGACGGGCGCGACGGGGACCATCTCGGCAGACCAACCGCGCGGCCCGAAGCGGGAACGGGCGACGGTGGCGGGGGCTACCACGGCATTCTTCAGATAGATTTCGTCCGTTTCCGCCACGGTTTTCTTGTTCTTTGACTCCCCGATGGCGGTCAGTTCTTCCAGGGGGTGAAACCGGACCTCCCACCGCTGCGGGATGACGCCGCGCGTTGGTCCCTCGCTTTGGGCGTAGAGCGTGCGATAGAGACGGGTGAGCTGCGGTTTGATGCGGAACTTCTGCTTTCTGCCGACCATCCCGTTGTACATATCCCGGTGGCTTTCGCCGTCGCTGTTCAGCCCGCCGGGTGAGTCGCCAAAGAGCTTGGTCTGCGGGATGTCAGTGGCGGCAGACAACGCCTCTTTTGCTCGGGTGGCGATGTCATCGAATCCGGTAAGGGACAGGTTTCGCTGCTCATAGGAGTCATCTTCGCCCAACAGAATCATGTTGAGCAGGCTGCGTCCCTTGCTCATGGCCAGCATCTTGAGGTTGAACGCCGCCTGTTGGTCGCCGCTGGCTTTGGCGCGTAGACCGCCCACCTTGACGACAGGGATGGACAACTCTTGAGAGTGCACCGCTCCGGCCTGGTCTACCGTCGTCAGTGCGTTGATGGCATCCCAGGCGCTCTGAAGGCAGCTATAGGACGCGCCCCCCATGGCGACCATCTCACGGGTAGAGGCCGGATCTCCCCGGAATACGAGAACGCGCGTCCAGTGGACCATCACGCTGTTACTGCCGACGCCGGGGTTCACCTGCCACATCAGCACGTCGCCGAAGTTCGGGCTTGCAGCGTCGGTATCCCAAAGGATGGCCTGGGCTTCCAGCTTGGAATAGGCATGGATCGCAGTCACCCGGCGGAGGGCGGCGGGGTCAAGGGGCTGAGAGAGTTTCAGGCCGTCTTCGGCCACCAGAACCAGCAAGCCAAGGCCGTACTTGCGCGCGTAGGCGTAGGCGGTGGCGACCTTCAGATCGACCTCCAAACGGCGATCCTCGTCTGCCATGGGGTCCACATCCGCCGTGGGATCCTGGACGTACCAGCCGGAGCGGGTGGCGTCTTCGGCCACCATGTCCACAATTTTGCGGGCATAGGAGCTGTCCCGGTAGAGGGCTTCCAGTTCCGGGTCAGAGAGCGGCTTGGCCTGCGTATTCGGCCGCCCTGCAAGCCCTTTATCCCCCTTTGTACCCAGCCCGCTCATGGTGTTCATGATCGAGTCCATCGCTGCCCACATAGACGACGCGAGGCCGGTGGAGGGCTGCTCCGGCGTGCGGGCCAACTGCCCAAGGGGAGGGGCGCCGGTGGGGATGTCCGGGCGCCGTGCAAGTCCAAGGCGCTGCAATAAGAGCCACATGCCTATCTCCTGAGCAGGAATCCATAGTCTGCTTCGACCTGTTCTTCAAACGGTATGCCGCCGTCTAAGAGGTCCGCTATCCCGTAGCGCACGCCGTCTATCGCGTGCTTCAATGCCTCTTCTTTGCCGGTGTAATTGCGCATAGAGGAGAGGAGGGAGGTGCAGTCGTCCACCACAAAAAACCGGTCTTCTATCATCGCGTGAGACATCCCGCCTTCGCCGAAGCTCACGCTGCCCTTGCCCTTGTCGGGTACCTCGAACGTGAAAGGACAGCGGGAAACCTTGAGAATCCGGGCTATCGCGCGCTCCATCTCCTCGTTGCAGGACGAACCGGCTCCCAGCTTGCCGGAACTGTTGACGTCGCCAAAAGCGCGGGCGATCTCCCTGGGGTCGATCCCGACGGCGCGGATCATGTCCACCACGCCCACCGCGTCCTGCATCGGGGTGGTTCGCTCCTCACTGACGTACTCTCCGAGGACCACATAGGTATAGGGCTCCCGGTCGCCTACGACGCCTTGCAGGTAGAAGGCGGTCTTTCCAGGGCCTTCCCCGTAGTCGCCGCTCAAGCGGTAGTGGCTGATACCGTAGGCCAGCGCATCGGCCAGCGACAGGACATGATGCTCTTTGAAGGCGGAGAAGCGGCGGCCTTCGGCTACGCCTTCCCAGCCCCCATGGATGCGCTGTGCGGCCTCCCATGCCGGGGTGCGGGCGATCTGTGCGGCGATGCTCTCCGGCGCCCGATGTGGCGCGTTTTCCGCAGAGAGCGGAATCACGATCTGCGTCCAGTCCTCCTTGGGTTTTTCGCCGGATTTGGGGTCGCCCTCCACCTCTTTGCGCAGCCATCCGACCGGGCGGCCAACCGCCGTGAATCCGATCAGGGTGGGGCCGTTGGAGGCAGAGAGACGGGCGCGGGCTGCTGACCAGTGCCCTGGCTTCGGGGGCTCATCAAAAAAAACCGCATCGACGGTATCGGACTCCATCGACATCGCGTCCTGTGTGCCGGACTTGAACTCGATTGTGTAGCCGTCGGCCAACACAAGCCACGTCTTCCGCTTCCCCTTCTGGATGTAGCTGTAGCCGGTGGCCGCGTCCCAGGTGCAGTTTGGATGCAGGATCCCCGGCGGCTCCAACGCCCGCAGCTTCTTGCAGAATACGTGATAGCCCGACTCGAAATCCTTGATAATGCACCATGCAACATTATAGGTCTTGCCTACAGTTCGCCATGGGTGCGATCCGGTGGCCTGCCACCAGACCTCGGCACAGACCGCGTGTGTCTTGCCGATCTGGTTGGCGGCGCGTACCAGCCGATTTTGCGCCTGCGAGCGGTGGATCTCCTCCTGTCCCGGCGACATCCCGCCCTTTCCCGACTCCAGAATCCGGTACTGGAGGAGGGGATCGCGGGCAATCCGGGCCTGATCCGGGGGTGGCAGATCCAGCATCTTCTGCCGCGTCAGGATGAAGCGGCCCGTGCTCATGTTGAGAGCTTGGCCATCAACGCCTCGACTTCAGCGGCGTAGGGCACCTCTACCTTGATTTCGCCGCTGTGCTCCACCCGCTGCAAAGCCGGACCCTCCGCCCGCTCGGCAATCCGAAGCGCCGCCTGCATCGCCGCCACCTGCGACTGTACCGCCACCACCTCGTAGAGCTGATTCCCGCCAGGATCCTTCTTCAGCCTCCCGAGTTCGTCAACCTGTGGCCGCAAGCCCTGCACCAACGGCTGAACGTGCATCACCATAATATCGTCCAGCTTCCGCGCCTGCACCAGCCGCTTTGCCACATAATCCGCGTCCCGCTGCTTCCTCCCCTCCACCACCTCGGGAGAGTTGCGCCACCGCTTCAGGTGCTCAAGACTGATAAAGTCCCCAAGCGGGCGCTTATCGCCCTTCTTCGCCGGATACTTCGGATTCCCACGCCCGCCACAGAGCACACCTTCGGGCACGGGGATCGCCACCTCGCGCGCCTGGGATGGGGACATCCCTTCGATGATGAGCAGGTCGAGGGCCTTGCGCTTGACCCAGCCGGGGATTCGGGGTTTCATCGCCGCACCCCCACCCAGCCAACGAAGTTGAACCAACGCCAGAACGCCGTTACATCCTTGAATCCCGCGCTGTCTAACATGTCCTCGTTCCACCGGTCTGTCACCGGAACCAGCACCCCCTCAAGGGCAAGGCGCTTGCGTTCGATGTCCTCCGTTGAATATCCATTCTCCGCTTTCAATGCGAGATAGCCGCCGGTCAAGAAGTCGTCCACCTTGGCAGATGTGCCGATAGTCTTCTCAACCAGAAGCAGCGCGCCACCCGGAAGAAGAGCTTCAAAACAGGATTGTACGATACGCTGTCGGTATTCGATGGGCGTAAACTGAAGAGTGAGCACGCACAGAATCACCCTGTAGCGTCCAGCCGGGAACCCGCGCCGCAGGTCGATCCCCTCCACCTCCACACGACCGGGGTAGGCAGCGGACAGGCGACGGGTGGCAGCCTCTCGCATCGGCTCGGAACACTCGCAGGCGCGGGCGGTCACATCCGGGCAGCGGTCAAGGATGCCCGCCACCGCATCGCCGTGGGCTGTGCCAAGGTCAAGCACCACGTCGCCCGCCCGAAGGTGGTAGGAAGCGGCTCGGTTGACCGCCGCTCTCATCCCGTCAAGGTCGGGAATGGAGCGCCGGAGCATGTCCGAGAAGCACGCCGTCACCCCGTCGTCAAAGGTCCACTGCCCCGCCGGAGCATGGCCCACACTGGTCAGATCCCCGTCCATCCTTCCCCCTCTTTCGACTTGGCGAAAATCATGGAATAGATACCGTGGAGTCGCCTCGGCATCCTCGCAAGGATAGAGCTTTCCCGCCCCAAATCCAGCGACGGCCGCCCCCATTCCCGCTTCTTTTCCCGGATGATGTCGGTCAGCACAAACCGCTTCCCGAGGTAGTCCACGATCTGCCGGTCGCACTCGTCCACCTGCGCCCGCAGCGTCGCGAGTTGGATATCTTGAATCTGCTCTTCGGTCAGGATGGAAGGCGGCATAGAACCCCCTCATAGACGGCTTGGGATATGGCTTTCATCATCAGAGGAGGGACGGCGCGGCCACACCGCTCCCATTGTTGTTCCTTGTCGCCAGTAAGTGTGTAGTCCGGCGGAAAGCCACAGATAGCCTTTAGCTCGTACTCACTGAAGAGCCGCTTCTTCCCGTCCTCGACCAGAAACCCAGAAGTCCTGACCCGTGTTGCAAGTATTGTGGGCGACACATTGACCAGCGAGCCGTAGACCGGCTCAAACGCATCGTTGCCGATGATCGCTTCTGTGATTCGCCCGCCCTTTGTGTCCAGCGCCTCCGCCATCGTGTACCGGAACCCCCACGGCTTCGGGTGCACAGGCTCCACCTTTAAATCTTCCCGCACCCCGACGAAGATCAGCCGCTGCCGAGACTGCGGAACCCCAAGCCATTGCGCGTCAAGAACCTGTGCTTTGACCCGATAGCCGCACGCTTTGAGAGCTGCCAGCACTTCCAGAAAGTACCCCTTGGCAGCCCCCTTCACCAGCCCGCTCACGTTCTCGGCTACGAAGGTGCGGGGCTGTAGGTCTTTGAGCAGGCGCGCGTACTCGAAGAAGAGGTCGTCCACCCGCTGCTTTGTGTCGCTGTAGTTTTTGACCTTGCCCCAGCCCGCTTCCCGCTTCCCGGCGGTGGAGAAGGCGGCGCATGGTGGGGAACCATCGAAGATATCGATCTCACGTCCACTCCGGCCGATGGCCGCCTCTATTTCGGAAGCCTGCACCGTTCGGATGTCGCGCCCGTCAAGCACCGTGTAGTCGGCTTTGTTGGCGCGGTATGTGTCCTGGGCCGCCGGGATAAACTCGTTGGCCCAGAGCACGCGATAGCCCGCCATCCGGTAGCCGGTGGAGGATCCACCCCCGCCCGCGAAGGTGGACACAACGACGCGCCCGTTCCAGGGGATAGCCCGGATCTCCTGCATGGTCGGCACGCGATAGGGGGGCTTGGTCATTTTCCGCCGCTCCACTTGTACCCGCATTTGGGGCATTGATGGTCTGTTTCTATGCTCTCGTCCACTTCCTGAAACCCATCGGGCGGCTTGGCTTCGTCGCCGTGCTGGGCAGGGTCAAGCATGATCCGCAACTCCTCCTCCCCATACCCGAGCCCCTCCACAGATACCCCGTGCGCGTCAAGCTCGAGGAAGATTTCGGCCACTTGCGCCGGGTCCATCGGGTTCTTTTCGGTGAGGCGGTTGTCGGCCACCGCATAGGCAGCGGCTTCGTGGTCGCTGGCGAACTCGATCCAGCGCACCGGTACAAGCCCATCAGCGGGGTCCGTTGCGGCTTGTCCGGGCTGGTCGGTGGCCACCTTGCGCCCGCTGTCCTCCCGGTAGAGCATCTGTGCAGCGAGCAAGCGCCCGTGCCCGGCTACGACCTGCTTCCGGCTTCCCCAGCAGATGATGGGCTCGGTGAAGCCGAAACGTACTATGGACCTGGCGATTTCCGCCACGTTCTCCACGGGATGCGCCTTCGGGTTCCGCTCCCAGGGCAGCAGGTCACCGATGCGCACCCACTCAGCAGCGGGGCGGGGGGGCTCGGCGTCGGGTAGGGTCTTTTGTGCTCTCATTCTGTGCCTCTTGTCGGCAAGGATAGCCCCGCCCTTGCGTTCTGGCGACCCGAGCCGAGTACAGACCCGCCTTCGGGCTCCGGTCGCTCCTGGTGGCTTGTGGGGGCGGGAAACGGTTCTACGAGAGAGAGTGGTGGCCGCCCTTCCAGCGCCTTGATCCGTTCCGTCGCCGCAATCAGGCGCCCGTTCAACGTCTGGTAGCCTGCCCACAGCGATTCAGCCTCAAAGCTCGCTTCTTTTCGCGCTTCGGCCACATCGGCCGCGCTGGCAATGCCGAGCCATCGGAGGAGGGTGGCCATCATCGCCCCTCCCCAGCCGCAAGCGCAGCCGCAGCCCGTCGCTGAATCTCCTCCGCCATGTCGAGCCCCAACGCAAAGACCGCGCGCACCTGCTGCGCTTCGGTGCCCTCCTTCAGCCGGAGGGCAGCGAGGCGGGCACGGAGGTCGCCGGAGATTCGGAAGGGGGCGGAGGTCATCGCCCACCAACAAACATAAACTGATACAGGTGCGACAGGTCCGAATACGGGTTCAGCGTGGCCACGGGATGCGCCTCCTGCTGGTAGTATTCCGACAGCGTGCCCGGTTGCCAGCCGACGTATGCGGCGATGTACGGCCATGGAACGCCGTCAGCGACGCCTTGGCGGGCCTGCCTGGCTGCCTCCACCCTTGCACAATCCGCCTCAGCATGGGTCAACAGGCCCGCAGAGTCCGGATCCCATTCGGCGGCGGGTCCACCTGGGATGACCGTCACCCAAACAGGCCAATCGGTTGCCTTGAACCGCCGCAAAGGCTCATCATGTCTGGACTCCTCCACAAACCCCGCCGCCAACAGGCGGAGTACGAGGGCGTTGCGGCGGGACTCCAGGGGGTGCGGCTTGGCTGCCTCCACCTTGCCGACCTGCTCATCCGCCTTGTCCAGCATGGCCCCGAACTCAAACTCCACCTCGCAGGGGTGGCCAACGGGGATAAGCACGTTCAGGTCATACCCGGTAAACCGGCGGATAAACTCGGATACCGGCTTGGCCTCCACAAACCCCGCCGCCAACAGGCGAGCAACGAGAGCGTCGCGGCGGGACTCCAGAGGGTGCGCCAACACATCCGCAGCCCCGGACGGTTCTATCGCCGGGGTGGCCGATAGGGCGGCCGCGAGCACTTCACTAAGTGGGGGCGTGGGAACCGACGGGTCAAAAAGGGCTCTCAACAGGCCATCGGAGGTAGCCCCCACCCCGCCCGATTCCTTCGGCGCGGGGGAGGGCACAGCAGCTACAGCATCGGTCACCTCGGGAGTCGGGGGCGCCGTCCACTCCGGCGGGACTGGGATCCCAGCGGCCAACAACTCCGCCAGGATTTTGGGTGGCGGGCGGGAGTCGGCAGCGGGGGAGGGCACAGGGTCGATAGGCTTCACGGCGATAGCAGCCGCTTGGTCGAGGAGGGACGCCCATTCTTCCGCAACGTCAAGGCTGGGCTTGCCAACAGGCGTCCATAGAGGCTCCGAATCGCGGCGGTTCCACTGGAAGAAGCGGGCGCCCTGCCTTGCGATCTTCCAGCCGTTCGCCCTCAAAAGCTGCTCCACTTCGGCGCGACGCAAAAACATCTCCGCCTCGGTGGTCAGCTTCACGAAAAGAGACGGCTTGGCTTCGGCTTCAATGCGGGGATCCTGGGTAGACATGGCGGGCTCCAGAGGGCGGGTAGCGCAGCGACCGGGGCCGCAGTATGGGCAGGGCATCAGGACACCGCCAAGGCGGTGGGAGGTGCGGGCGCCAACATCCACGCGGTCACGTCGCCCGCGTTGCAAAAATAATCATCTGCCGACTCGTCATCCCAGCATAGATGCTCGCAGTTCCACCAGCGGATCAGCACGTCGCCCTGGTGGACAACGAGGCAGCGGATTTGCTCGTAGTCCCGCAGCCCCGGCTTATCGGGGTGCAGTTTGGTGGCGGAGAGGGTCCAGATCATACCGACACCCTCCGCCCCATTCTCCGCCGCCCAAGCCGATACCTTGCCCATAAAGGCAGTCATGCGCCCCGGCGACACGTTGGGCAGGTGCGGGACGATGGCCCCGTAGCCGTCGAGCTGCCGCACCAGGGCGGCGATGATGGAACCGGCGGCGGTGAGCTGGTCGCGCTGGTCTGCGGGCTCCACCGTGGGGGCATCGGGGGCGGCGCTGAGGTGGGCCTGCACCAACTGCCGAGCACGCTCGACCCCATCCGCCACCCCATCGGCGTGTTGGGTTTCACTTGTCGGAACGTCCACAATGGCGGCCTCTGTGTGAGCCACATCCAGCAATGTGTCAAGGGCGGCGGGGTCTACGAGTTTCATTGTGCACCCTTAGCGGGATGTTGACTTTCCACCGGGCAAACCGGCGAAAGAGCCGAGCCGGGAATCAGAAACCCGCCCGCCTCTTGACGTGCGGCGACAAGAGGCGACCCGCAGACTTCGCAAAGCCCAAGAAACGCCGGAAGCGGAAGGCCCCGGCGTTGATGGAAGCCGCCGCGACTTCCTGTGCCGCCCCATGCTCCACGGGCACTCATTCCGCCGCCCCAGGTGCCCCAGGAACCGCCGGAGCGGGGGCAGCCATATCAGGAGTCGCCTCGCCTTCCCGCTCCTCGTAGCCGTCTTCGGAGTCCACGGGGCGCACGCACAGCCCGCAGAAGGTGGCGGTTGCGCCGGCGGGGAGGTCGCTTTCGGCTTCCTTGATGCTGCGCTGCCCGGCGTTGGCCAGAATGATGAGCTGTTCGTTTGTCAAGAGTGCTCCAGAGAAGAAAGTCCGCCCGCAAGCCGGGAGTTGAGATGGAGACGCACCAGAGGCGCTCGGGGCGGACCGAAGGGGTTGGGCGCACGGACGAGGATTTGAACCTCGCGACTTCCGGGTATTGTTCCCGGTGTTCTGACCGGACTGAGAACTACCGCCGCCCATAAACGAGAAAGATGGACAGAGAGGGCCTCGAACCCACATTACCCGAAGGAGCCCGGTTTACAGCCGGGTGCGCTGCCGCGCGCGCATTCTGTCCAGAGGTGAGAAAGATGGGTGCAGGGGGCGGATTTGAACCGCCAACCTTCGGGTTATGAGCCCGACGCTCTACCGGGTTGAGCTACCCTACCCCCACCTTGTAACACCCTGTAACGGGGCGTCAAGCCCTCGCCTGCATTCTCCGCTCGCCTGCCCGGTTCATGATCGCATCCCCCAGCGACCAGCCCGGATTAGCGGCCAACTTTGCCGACAGTTGCGCGGTCACGGCCAACGAGTCTTCCAGGGTCGTCGGGGGCAAGCCCGCCCGCTCGTTGGGCGTTGGCGAGATCAGCACCTGCCCCGTGTACATCTTGTGGAGCTGGTCAAGCGTCGGCAGCGCCCGGAACATGTCCGCACCCTTGGGGCATGTGCACCTGCAAGCGTACCCCGTTTCCCGGCGATGTCCCTCGACTTCCTGGACTACCGACACGGCAAAGGAGCCGGTCCCTCGGCAGTCATCGCAGCCCATCGGAGGAGGCCCCCGCTTCTTCGGCTCTTCCGCCTTCTTCCTGCCATAGTGCCGCGTAGACGCATCTTCATCCCGCCGTGCCATCATCCACCCCCGAGGCGCTGCGGACCACCACGAAGCTGCTTCCGGCGGCTGGCCTCATCTGCCAACCGGACCACGTTGTCCGGCTCCTGCCTGGCCTCCAGAGCCTTGAGGAACCGACCGCGCGCATAGAGTGCCTCCTGCTCGGACATGCTCCCCAGCGCATCCCAGCCGCCGATAGCCTCGACTGCCAAGCTCACGCGCCGGAAGTCCTCCTCATCCGCTTCGATGCCCAGCCGGGATCCGGCGTAGCTCTTGAAGCAGTGCAGGAGTCGCCCATCGGTCGCACCCCTGCCAGCGGTGGACCGGGTGGGCAGGACGATAGGCCACCAGTCGATCCGGCGCTCCACCTCTTGCAGTTTGGCCACCGCTGCCCCCGTGGAATACTCCAGAATATCCGACGGCTTCGGCCAGAACGCCGATTTACGCGCCGCTTTCCGGCAAGCCTGTTGGAAGTCGGCGGGCTCCATGTCCTCCAGAACGACCAGCCACGATTCCACCATGATTTCTGTAGCCTGTTGAGAGTTAGGCCCGTTCGCCAGCCCACATCCCGCGAACAGCCGGAACCCGGCGGTGATGTCAGTTACTTTCAGCATCTTGTTGCTCCTGTGGTGAGTTTACGTCGATATCCTTCAACCAATCGGCCATATCAAAGAGTCCGGGCTTCCCGCCCTTGCGAGGGGGTGCGGCCTCGGGCTCCACCAGCCCCGTCTCCGCATCGATCACCACCGCCCGCCCCTTCATCCCCGGTGGCAGTGCCGACAGCCGCGGTGTAGCTGCAGGCGCCTCCTCCTCCGCCACCCGCAGCCCGTCGTACTCGCCAACGTGCCGCATGATCGTGGCCAGCCCGTAAGCCTCCCCCGGCACCATCTTCCCGTTCCGCTCGCCCTGCAGGAACCGCGCCCGGCTGTGGTGGCTGGTCTGGCTCCATCGGACCACGGCGATCACCGTCTCCGCCCCGTGTGCCTTGACTGCAGCTCGGATCCCCTTGGCCACGTCTGCAGGCGGGGTGGCCTTGCATCCCCGGTGGGTTTCCTTCCACGCCATCCAGACGGCCAGGGCTTCGGCATCATCTGCAGCTGCAGGCTTCGGGGTCGGCTTCGGTGGCGCTGCAGGTGCAGTTGGTACTGCAGCTTCCGGGGTGACCTGCAGTTGCTCCACCACAGGCGCGGGGGCTGCAGCCCCCATATGTGGTTGGCTTCCCTGGTAGGCTTCAGGGGTTGGCTTCATGGTAGGCTTAGGGTGACAGACTGTCACCGGTTCGCTGCAATTTTGGCAGGGGTCGGGCGTCAGGTTGTCACCGGTCGCGCGACTGGTTGGCACCGGTGCCACGTTGTCACCGGTGACAGGTTGGCAGGGGTGACTATCTGGCACCGGTGCCAGATTGACGGGGGCCGGAAGCGCATCCCATAGGATTCTCATAGGGTGTACCCGCGCTCCGTTGACGCCGCCCCTGGTAAGCCAGCGCCCCTCCGCGTCTTTCAGGGTCCGCTGCACAGAGCGCGGCGACAGGGAGGTGAGCACGGCGATCCGCTCCACCCCACAGAGCGCGAAGTCCTGACGGTCGCTCATGTGGTCGATCAAGGCCACGGCGACCAGCTTGGAATTCGCGTCCAGCCCAGACCTCAAGATGGCCCGGAGCCGCTCATAGGCTTTCAGGGGTCACCTCTCGCAGCTCCGCCTGCAGCTGGTCCAGCCCCCGCCGCGCTGCTTCGGCCAGCACCTCAGCCCGATTCCTGAACCTGAACCCGTCCGCCCGCAGCTGCAGCAAGGGACGGATCCGATCCGCCTCCTCAAGTAGCGACGCGGGCAGGCGTTGTAATGTGCCCTGCATGGATACCTCCTCCACTCTGTATACCACGGTGTAGCGCGCTGGGCTACCCCGCCCCCATCAGAAAACCGGTGGACCCGTCCGCAGCCCACCACACTTGCACACCGACTTATGCCGCTCCCAGGCCGCAGCAGCCCCATCAGGCGCCTTCTCGGTCACACCGCAGAACGGACAGGCGGCCATCTGTGCCCCGTCAGGCTCCGCCACAAAGGCGGGCTTTCCGCAGCCGGAGCAGGTCACCACCAGTCTACAAGGCCGGTCACCCTTCCCGACCCACACGCGAGGGTCACCGGCCATCGGGGCCGCCAAGGTTCGGCTGGTCCTGCTCCCGCAAGGCGTCGGACAGCCCCGCCCGCACCATGCGCCAACCGTAGGCCCGCAAGAGCCGCGCAAGGTCACGGGCGCACGCTTCCTGACGCTGCTGCTGCAAGCCCAACCACCGCTCCAGAGCGGGACCGCCGGGCACGTCAGGCGGCGGGTTGGGATCGGGAAAGTGCTCGTCGTAGTCGTGGCCTTCCGCTAACAGGTCGTCTAAGTCCACTCTTGCTCCTCGGGGACGCGGCCCCCTGCGTAAAGTTTTTCGCACCCGACTAGAAATCCGGTGGACCTTGGCGG